TACTGCTACCACTTACTCAAAGATGGTTAGCGATTACATTAATGACGCAAAGAAAATGGTTGAAGAAGCTACAGACTGGTCTGCTCTTCGAGAAACAATTATCGTAACAACAGCCGCTTCTGACAATACCTATTCACTTACAGGCGCTGGCGACAATGTCAAAGTAATGTCAGTAATCAATGATACTCAAAACTGCTTTATGGAGTATCAAACTAAAGATTGGTTTAACGATGCGTTGTACATTGCTAATGCCGTAGAAGGTGCGCCTAAATACTTTACTTATAACGGTGTTGATAGCAGTGGCGACACTCAAGTATTAGTTGGCCCCACACCTGATGGCGTCTATACACTTCGATTTGATGTCGTTAAAAGACAGGCTGATTTATCTAACAACATTGACGCCCTTTTAGTTCCTGCAATGCCTGTTGTTCATTTGACGGTAGCATTACTTGCGCGTGAGCGTGGCGAAACAGGTGGTACTTCTGCCGCTGAATACTTCGCTGTTGCTGACAAGTTCTTATCTGACGCTATCGCTATAGACGCGGCCAAGCATCCAGAAGAGATGGTATTTAGGACGGTTTAATATGGCTCAACAACTGCAAAGTATTAATCTTGTAGCACCTGCTTTTAAGGGTGTTAACACTGAGGATTCTCCGTTAGCGCAGGATCCGTCTTTTGCTGAAGTTGCGGATAATGCCGTAATCGACAAACGAGGACGTATTGCCGCACGTAAAGGCCACAGCGTTACTACAACCAACAAGACTGTACTTGGCAGTGACTCTATTCGATCTATCAAAGAGTTCCGTGATGATAGCGGTAACACTAAAATCTTTTCTGTTGGCAACAACAAGATTATTAGCGGTACAACTACGTTAGTCGATGAGACTCCCGGCAGTTACACAATCACCGCTGATAACTGGAAAATGGTGACGTTCAACGACAAGATTTATTTCTTTCAAAGAACGTATGAGCCTCTCGTCTATGACAATGCAAGTAGTTCAGTAGTCAAGTTAAGCACAGTAACAAGTGCTTCTGCTGTTGCTGACATACCTAAAGCTAATGAAGTATTGGCGGCATACGGTCGGCTTTGGTGTGCTGACGTAAGCAACAACAAATCTACTGTTTTTTGGTCTGATTTATTAATTGGTCAAAACTGGACGGAAGGTACTAGCGGCTCTATTGATATCTCAAAGGTATGGCCTGATGGTTACGACGAAATTGTTGCGTTAGCCGCACACAACAGTCTTCTTATTATCTTTGGTAAGCACAGTATTGTGGCTTATCAGGGCGCTGAATCCCCAGCAAACATGATCCTAGCAGACACCGTTGCGGGTGTAGGCTGTGTTGATAGAGATACCGTGCAGTACACAGGTACAGACGTGTTGTTCCTGTCTCACACTGGCCTTAAGAGCTTTGGTAGGACAATACAAGAGAAGTCTCTTCCTATTAGTAGTCTGTCGGGAAACATTACCAAGGACATTATTAGTTCGTTACAAACAGAAAATAGCTTCTTTAGATCGGTGTATAGCCCAGAAGAAGGCTTCTATCTTCTAACATTTGTTGGTCAGGATGTTATCTATTGTTTTGACGTTCGAGGCACAACAGAAAATGGCTCGTATCGTGTTACTCGATGGCCCGGAACTGGCTTTACATCTTTTACTAGATTGGAAGACGGCACTTTGTATGTTGGCACCAGTCAGGGAATTAGTGAGTACACGGGCTATACCGACAACGCTATGCCATACCGCTTTAAATACTACAGCCCAAGCTTGACGTTTGGGGATAGCTCACGAATTAAGATCCTTAAAAAACTTAAGCCAACACTAGTAGGCGCAAACAATGCTACGGTGTTTTTAAAATGGGCGTATGACTTTGAAGGTACGTACTCAACGGCTGAGTTTACGGTAGGCGATCAGATAACAGGATTCTTTGGCGAAAGTGAGTATACGGCGGTTGAGTTTACTGGCGGCGCACTAACTAACCAAAGAAGTCTTAATGCAACGGGCTACGGCACTAGCGTTGTTGTGGGCTTAGAAGCAGATATTGATGGCTCTCAGCTATCACTACAAGAAATTAACGTAATGGCTTTGATCGGAAAGCTACTTTAACGGGAGTACACAATGGACGACGATATCATCGACACAGATGCAATCATGGATATGGCTGGAGGGGGCGGTAACGGCTTCTTTGATTTTTTAGGAAGTCTTGCTGACTATGCAACCCAGCCCGGTGTTTTGCTCCCCGGCATTCTTGGCGGCCTTCTTACGGGCGAGGCTTATGGGCGGTTAAGCGACATAGGACAAGAAGCTTTATTAGGGTTTACTAAAGATGGTGTAAAAATTCCGGGAGCTTTAGACCTTGCACAAACTCAACTTGAGCAGACAGAGTTTAGGCCGTTTACCGTAACTACTGCTACTGGCGCTGGCTTTGGCACTAAAGTTGACCCTATTACTGGCGAAGTTAAAACAACTATGGACTTATCTCCTAGAGAGCTTGCAACGCAATCACAGCTCTTGGGTGGCTCTAGAAGATTTTTTAAAGGCGCCATGCAAGACCCTTTTGCTCGTGAAGAAGAGCTATACGGACAGATTAGAGACGCTACCATGGCTGATGAGCGCGCGGCTCGTCTTGGTTTAGAGGAGCGTTTAGCGGCTCAGGGTAGGCTTGGTGTTAAAACGGCACAGTTTGGTGGCACACCTGAACAACTTGCTATGGAGCGAGCACAACAGCAAGCTATGGCTCAAGCAAGGCTTGGCGCGGCACAACAAGCGCGTCAGGAGCAGGCTCAACAAGCGGCACTTGGTCAGCAATTCCTTGGTGCTGGTTACGTACCACAGCAACAACTTCTTGCGGCAACTCAACCTTCACAGCAACTAGCGGCATTACAACAACAGGCACAGCTACAAGGTGCTGGATTGTTTGGCGAAGCGGCCATGTCTGGATTAGAAGCAAGATTAATTGCAGAACAAGCAAGAGCAAACTTGTTGGGTCAGATGGGCACGGGCTTGTTAAGCGGTGCGTTTACGCCACAGCAAACATCACCAACAGCATCGTTTGTAGGTGATATGGTAAGAGAGTTCGGCGGGTTATTTAACCAAGGGGATTAGTAATGGCTAAGTTTTCACAAGCATTCTTACAGGGCCTGTTACAGCCTTCTTATCAACAAGGCTTGTTTACTGCCGCACAGCAGGCTGGGCAATTACCTGCGCAAATGCGTCAAATTCAAGAAGAAGAAGCCAAAAAGCAAAAGCAAATTGCTGAGACTCGTCAGTTTCAAATGATGACGCCTGAGCAACAGTTTGATTTTCTTGAATCAAAAGCTAAAACGCCGCAAGAAATCCTTAAAGTCCAAGGAATGAGAGCTGAAGCGGTACAGGCTAAAGCTAAGGCTAAAAAAGCAGAGGCTGATGCAAAGTGGGAGGCGTACACTAGAGGCAAAACCTTAGAAGAAGATAAGAACAACAAACTTGTTGATGGCGCATCTTTGTCTGCTGTAAATAGCGGCGACATTAATGGCTATATAGCTCAACTACCACCTGAAATTTCTGACTCTTTAAAAGAAAGAATTCGGCAAGAAGCTGTCGCAATACAGAAATCAAAAGAAGCCGCAGGTTTAATTGCAACAGAAAAAACACTGCCTCAAGAATATATTGATGCGTTACAAAACAATCCAAAGCTTGTGGATAGCGCGGAAGCTCAAGAGCAACTTCGGCTATATAACAATCCCCAAAACATTGGAGACAAAAAGCGTGCGGCTTTTGCTTTGCGGGCTTTGGTTGATGCGGAAGATAAACGCACTAGAGCTTTGTATAACTCTGAAACCTACGCAAAAGATCGTGCAGGTGATGCGCTTCGATATCTTCAAAGCATGGAGAGTGAAGTGTATTTCTTTGAAAGTGAAGATCTGCCAAGAATTGTTCAGGGATTAGAAGGCGATGATCTTGTTGATTTCAAAAGAAAGCTGGAGCTTGAATATCGCAAGAATCCATCAGCCAACCCCGAGCAGGCGGCACAAAAAGCATTAGAGCAAATGCAGATAGAAACGCCTGGAGCAGAACTTGCGGAAAAACGCAGAACAGAAAGAACAAAACTAGAAGAAAAACGGGAAGCCGCAATCCAAGAATTAATGGATGAAGGTATGGACAGAATAGAAGCAGAAATAGAACTTAATAGGCAGGGAGAGCAAATACTGCAAAGTAAACAAGAAGCAACAACAGCCAACATAAAAAATATTAGAGCGGCGGTTAAAGAAAGAAAATATGGGCCATCTCATAGAGGTTAACTAAATGAGTTCTGTTGAAGAGTATCTTAAGCTACTTTCTAAAGAAGAAGCTCCAGAGTTATCTGAGCCTAAAACTGGCTCTGCCGTTAATGACTACTTTAGTTATATAGAGCAAAAACGAATAGCTCGAAATGTCGGAAATGTAAGGGCCGCGGCTCAGGGCCTTACCTTTGGTTTTGCTGATGAGCTTGAAGCGGCGGCATCCGATGAGGAGTATGAAATTGCTCTTGCAAAAATACGGGAAGAGCAAAAAAGATATAAAGAAATGAACCCCGTTTCTGCTATTGGGTTTGAATTAGCAGGCAGTGTTCCTACTGCTGTTGCAGGTGCGGCTAGCCTTAGTCGTTTAGGCGTTACGTCTGCGGCTAAACAAGGCGCTTTAGAAGGTGCGGCTTATGGAACTGGCTCGGGCGAAAGCTTTGAAGAGCGCGCCGCTGGCGCTGTTGTTGGTGGGTTAAGTGGTTTGGCGTTAGGCAAGCTTATTGATGTAGCGACAATGCCATCGTCCACTGGGGGTTTAAGAACTAAAGGACATGATCTTGCCGATAACTCTTTAAAGATTGAGCCTCAGCTAACAAATAAAGACATTGAAGCGGCAAGGGCCAATGAAGTTTTTGATGAAGTAGATAACCCTCAATACACTCAGAAGCCTTTATCAGAAGCAAAAACAGCTGGCGAGCTTTGGTCTGGCATTACAGGTGCTGTTAAGAATTTTTACAATGACAAAGTTACTGGCGTATCAGATGAGCTGATGCGTGTTGTTAGCCCACAGGTAGGTGCTAGATTTCAACGTGCTGATGAAGCGGCCCTTGCCACAACAAACAAAGAACTTGATGGGTTGTCAGAGCGTCTTGTTCCTGTTGTTAAAATTATCAACGATAGCGAAAGAGCCAAAGGTGTGATGCTTGACTACGCCGCAGGCAAGTTAGGCAAAACACGCAAAGACTCTCTTGTTAAATTGCGCAAAGAACTAGGTGACGATCTCAACACAGAACACATGAATGTTCTTGAGGCATACCTTAACTATAGTTATAAGAAAAATGCTCAACTAAACAAAAAAGTATTTGGTGCGGCATTCCCGGATGAGCTTACCTATCTACATACGCGCAACATTTCTAGATACAAAGAGCTAAAAGATGAAGGCATGACAGATGCTGAAATCGAAAAGATGTTTGAAGATCCGGGTATGGAGCGGCGTACTCGTGGCTCTTATCTTAGTAAAGATTCCAATGCCCCGCGCCCAGAAGATTACGACAATCCAGTTATTTCGGATATGCAACGAATCTTTAAGATGGAGCGACT